AAGGTTTACGAGAACCCTGAGATGCTTGAAGAAAAAGCATTCTTTGAACGCTGGCACATGTACAGAGATATCCTTGAGATATCAAAAGACAATGAGGTAATAGCAAAGTTATTAGAACAAGTAGAACTACTATACAGGCTTGGCAAATGAAAATTGAAGACATTAATCTAACAACTTGGTTCGCAGAACGCAATATGCAATCACATTGCCCGGCACATTTTACGTTGACCCGGACTCGACTTACTCCGGAAGCCTTAAACTGGGTGTCCGAAAAAACACACGGAAGATATTCAATTGTAAAAAACGGTAGAGTTGAAACTATCTTCGATGAATTCAGAGTAGTAGCATTTGAAGATAAAAAGGATGCTGTCTTGTATGAACTAACCTGGTCATAATGTTTAAGTGTATATGTCATAATGTAAGAGACGGAGATGTTGATCGTTACCATCTAATAGGAACTAAATGTGGTAAATGTTTAGAGTGTCCTATGTCAAAAAAAATGAAAAAGAAATTTAAGAAGAAAACCATCAAGGTATTAAAAAGGGTAAATTAGTCCTGTATAAAAATTTTGAGCCGCTGAATACACATTAAATAATACTGTAATGTTTAAAACCTATAGGAGAATATAATAATGTTTTTAAGACACGTAGGGAAACACGGTGATCGTAAGGTCGCGGTAATTTTCCGAGAAGTACCAAACGAAGAACATATGTGTTTAGTTACATATACTGAACTTCTTAACAATAACATCCATGATCCGATGATGTCAACCATCGAAAGTGACATTGGTCAAAACAGTGATCAACTAGCAGATGCATTGAATAGAACTCACTCTAAGAGTGGCGTTCCAATTCTACAAATCTTGCACAACGAAGGCATGCTAAAGAAAATTAGATGTGAGGATGTGCAGATGACACCTCAGCCTAACACAAGCATTCGTTTATCTGAGTTGAATAAGATGCTAAATGAGATGGCACAAGGAGCAGAAGCTACCAAGAAGATGGCACAAGCAGATTCTGAAATGGGCTACACTGGTAAAGCACAAACTAATAGAGAACAACAATTGATTGGCGAAGGAAAAAGACCGATGCCTACAATGGGAGTTAACTCTAATGAATCAGCACAGTTGAATCAAACTGGCGGTGCATTATCTGACGCCGCATTGGCAGAAGGATTCACAGCACAAGCCGCTACCTTTCAGGCTCAAGCAGAAGGCATGTTAGCAGAAGCAAAAAGTTTAATGGCTCAAGCCGCACAACTTTCTCCTGCAAAACCTAAAGCAAAAAGAGCAACTAAGGCGAAGGCAAAGGCGCCTGCTAAAGCAAAAGCAAAGACTACTCGATCTAAAAAATCTTAAGGAGACAACATGTCCCCAGATTTCATATCGAAATGGGAAAGCCTCATTGAGGATGTTGACAAGCATCGTGTCCCTGTCATGTTTATTAAGAAATTAATTATTAAACTTAACGGGGAAGATGGTAAAAGGCGACAACAAACTATTAATGTAGAAAAATTATTTGAGCAAGGCTTAGATATTTCAGCAGTCGAAGATGCTATTGGAAATAGGTTACAAGTATTAGAAGACCAAATAGTAAACATCGATTTTATATTAAACATCAATACTATTGCTGATGCAGTACAACCAGAAACTGATGCATTGCTACGTAAACTTTAAGGAAAGTAATGAAAGTAAAACTTGTAAGTCATAGCCAAACACCCAAAGTTGAAGTTCCACTTGATGCCTTAGACTTAATCGCCTATTGTGCAAGAGTAAGTAATCCTGAAAATCAAGCCAACACTACAACCAATGAAAAACTTGTCAAATATTTGATCAAGCACAAACATTGGTCACCACTTGAAATGGTATCTGCGTGTATTGAGATTGAAACAACGAGAGACATAGCACGACAAATTCTCCGTCATAGGTCATTCTCTTTCCAAGAGTTCAGTCAACGATACGCAGATCCAACACAGAGTTTGTCTTTTGAAATCAGAGAAGCACGATTACAAGATTCTCACAATCGTCAAAACAGTATCGCACTTGATCCTGAGATGGATGGACATGCTGTATTGCAAGGTCAATGGAAAAACAAGCAACAACGTGTCATAGATGCCTCACTAGACGCTTACAACTGGGCTATCGATAACGGCATTGCTAAAGAACAAGCAAGAGCAGTATTGCCAGAAGGTAACACAGTCAGTCGCATGTACATGAATGGTACACTAAGAAGTTGGGTACATTATATCGAACTTCGTGGAGCAAACGGAACTCAGCAAGAACATATGGACATTGCACATGCTATTGCGAAAGTCATTGCTGAGATATTTCCGCTGATAGAAGACATACAAACTACCTGATATGGAAGCTGTTGAAATTAAAGTGCATGAGATTAAGGTAGGAGACATCGAAGACCCAGATTTATTTGTAGGGACTCCTATCTATGAATGGCAATGCACAGGCTCAGGCAAATATATTATGGAACATAGTAACCCAAGTGCTAAGTGGGTTAGGGGAAACTCCCCAGATTACTATACTTATGGTCATGTTTATAGTATACTAGCATATCTTACAGAAGAACAAGTAACTTATTGGAATTTAAAATACGCATGATAAAAGAAAAACAAAATATATTAGTGACAGGTGGTTTAGGATTTATTGGCTATAATGTCGTAGTGCGATTAATGAATCTAGGTCATAAAATTTCTATTGTTGACAACAAAACAACATATGGTTCTTTGCCACAAGACGAATTAGATTATCTTCATAAAGAAAGATTCTTTAGCATTGCTAATAGGGTAACAGACTCTAACGATCTAAATATTTACACAATTGATATTGCTAATCCAGATTTAGATCAGTTATTTAAAGCAGAACAATTCGATGCTGTAATACATCTAGCAAGTTTTCCTAGACAGAAAATTGTCAATGATAATCCTATAGACGGATCTAAAGCAATGAGTGAAGGTTTATTAAACATACTAGAACGCAGTCGTGCCAATAATGTTAAACGATTTACTTATATTAGTTCATCAATGGTATACGGTGATTTTATGGACAACGTGACTGAAGATGCAGTTTGTAATCCTATAGGACAGTATGCTATAATGAAGTATGCTGGAGAGTTACTTGTTAAAGATTACACACGACAGTACGACTTAAAACATACTATCATTCGTCCTAGTGCTGTTTACGGCCCAGTTGATGTTGATGACAGAGTAATATCTAAATTCATGTTGTCTGCGTTGCAAGACAAGCCAATCAGAGTTTTTGGCAAAATGGAAAAACTAGACTTTACGTTTGTTAATGACGTTGCTAATGGCATCGTAGATGCTACTCTAAGTCCTAACGGAGAAAACGAAACTTACAATCTAACACGATCAAAGGGTGTTACTCTTTATGATGCCGCCAGAGCAGTATCACTTACAGTAGGTAAAGGCAACATTGATGTTAAAAATAGAGACATGAATTACCCTACTAGAGGAACACTTAGCATAAAGAAAGCACAAGAACATTTTCATTTTAACCCAATCGTTGATATAGAAGAAGGCATTAAAATATATTATGATTGGTTAAGCAATTCTACATATTGGCAAGAAAAAATAAATCCTAAACCTAAACCAGAAACATATCCTGAAGTGACGAGTGCAACACCTAATGAAGTAACACCTGTTACAAAAAAAGTATTAGCTAAAGCCAATAAAGAAATGCCTAAAGAAAATTCTAAGGCAAAGACTAAAGCGCCTGTAAAAGCTAACGCAATAATTAAAGCACCAGCTAAAGCAAAAGCACCTGTGAAAGCAAAAGCAAAAGCACCTGTGAAAGCAAAAGCAAAAGCACCTGTGAAAGCAAAGACTAAGCCAAAGACTAAAGCAAAAGCAAAACCTAAAAAGAAATAGGTGCCTTGATGATTAAGCACTTTGGATTAAACCGTCAATATGCAAATCTTAAAAACGAACTCCTAGACGCCACTGATTCAGTGCTATCTAGTGGCAGTATGACAGATGGCATATACGCACAGAAGTTTAAAGACTGGCTTTCAATCAAAACTAAGGCCCATTATGTCATACTGTGTCATAGTGGAACACAAGCATTAGAGATCATTGCTCGTTATGAACGAGACACTTCTCCAGACCAAGACCCTTATGCTGAATGGGAATACGATAAAGAAACATATCGAACAATCAGAGTTCCTAATCTAACTTACCCTGCAACAATGAATGCGTTTCTAAGTGCTGGGTTAAAAGTAGAACTAGCAGACACTGATAGAAACGGTCTTCTCCTCCCACAAGACGAAGACGAACTACAAAAGATTGAATGTCATGTCGGCCTCTTTGGTGCGCCAACAGTAGCAGTAGAGAGTGATAATGGTGTCGGTGTTCTGAACAACAACATTGCTATCGTAGACGGAGCACAACATTGGTTGATCGCAGATGGTAACATCGGTACAGCAATGGCAATTAGTTTCGATCCAACTAAGAATCTAAATGCTTCAGGCAACGGTGGCGCCATCGTCACTAACAATCAAGCACTATATGATTTTGCTAATCAATGGCGAGACAACGGCAAGCCACATCATTTCTATTCTGGTACTAACTCTAAGATGAGTGAAATAGATTGTGCCCATCTGATGGTCAGAACAAACTATATTGATGAATGGCAAGAACGCAGAAAACAAATTAGACAATACTACATAGAAAGATTTTCGCATATTGAACCATTAAGATGTCTAAGTGAAGGCTTTGAGACTCATGCTGATTCAAAATTTGTTTTGTATACAAGCACTGAACGTGATGATTTGGTTAAATGGTTAGAACGAAAAGATATAGAAACTAAGATACATTATAAGATACCACTCTCTGAATTGCCAATTGCTGATGACATGGTAAAGCCTGATCTGATGTCTACAAGTACAATGCTTACACGATCATTACTCAGTTTACCTATGTATCCTGAACTTACTGATGCTGAAATAGAAACAGTTGCCAACGCAGTGTGTACATATTACGCTCCTTAATACTAAATACTAGTATATATTAGGAGATACGTATATGGGATTAGCAATTATCGATTCAGTAATTGGTTTAGCGGCACCTTTACTCGACAAGTTTGTTGTAGATAAGGATAAGAAGGCTGAGTTTGAGCATGAACTCAAAATGGTCTTGCACAACGCAAACTTACAACAAAATCAAATCAACTTAGAACAAGCAAAGCACCCAAGCATTTTTGTAGCAGGAGCAAGACCTGCAATCATGTGGATATGTGCATTTGGTTTAGCATGGTCTTATGTACTAGCACCAATTGCCAATTGGGTCGTTGTAATCAGTGGAGTAGAAGTCGTACTTCCAGTAATACAGACTGAAGGTCTAATGACTCTTACATTATCTATGTTAGGTCTAGGTGGTATGAGAAGTTTTGAGAAGATGAATGGATTGGCCAGAGAAAATATGAAAGCCACCCCACCAAAAGAATAACTTTATCTATCTACCCGAGTGATAAATACTATATAATACTGGGATATACATATGGCTACACAAGAAATAGTAATAATTGGTGCGTTACCAAATGACGGACAAGGTGATCCGTTAAGAGTTGCCTTTGGCAAGATTAATAACAATTTTGCTAATTTATTCTCAACCGCAGTCTCAACAGGAACAACATACACAGTAGGAAATGTTGCAAATCAAGTAATTTATACTACAACCGCCAATACATTTACCTTAGGTCAGTTCGCAATTAAAAGTGCAGACCCTGGCACAATTGATCAACAAAATGTGGATCTTTTTTCACAAATTAGTTCAAATTCAGCAAATGTAAAATTCAGTGCATCTGGTAGTACAGGTTGGGGCAACGCACTCGGCCAATACGATATGGATATAGACAGCGGCAACGTGAGAATATTATTCTCTCCAAATGTATCACTTGTAACATCGCAGACGCTTTCTCATTTTATATCATCACAAATATCATTTGCTGGAGCAGATGTTGAAGGTCTACCTATTGCATTAGATGGATATGTCGCAAATTCAATTATGTCAACAGAAGTAAGTGATACACCAATTACGACGGAAGAAGCCTCCTAATGAGAGCAAACGAATTTATCACCGAAGACAATGCACCAGGCAAAATGTCTAAACGTCAACGTTATGCTACTCGTGGCGCACACAAGTTCCAAGACGTAGACGGTAGAGATAGAGTCTATGAACTCAATCGTGTAATGATGGCTCTTGCTCAAGCAAACGGAGCATCAGGAG